GAGGAGCTAGGTGGTATGCGCGACTGGATTAAATCGCGCAAACTACCAGAGCACTTTCAAAATTACCTGGACTCACTAGATGATGACGCAGCGCTGCAGGCGTTTATAAAATACGCCACCAGGGAGTGGTTCAAGGGTGAGCTGGAACGGCAGCGCGTACAAGATGGGGGTGCCACTACGTACTCCCCGGTAAAAGTAACGGTGCGGGAGAAACAACACTAATGGCGCGCGTAAGTCTAATCAAACTATTCACCAAAGAGCAGCACCAGGCAATCCTGGGCCAGTACTTGGATAACGCCCTGGCCGCTCAATACTATAACCAAGAGCTGGACAATCGTGGGGATGTGGATACGGACATTAGTGTATCTCGTCAGCTTGTGCGCTACTGGCGTAGCATCTTCATGGATAACAATGGCAGCAAGGCCAGCGCTAACCGCGGGTTGCAGGAGGCGCGCAAGCTAATCCAACCTAGTCCTACGGACGATATCGGTAATACGCTGGTGCCGGATATGTGCCACCGCATTCTGGTGGTCGGGGACCTGCACGCCCCTTATACCCACGTAGACGCTATGCCATTCCTTGAGAGTGTACGTGACGCCTACTGTCCGGACATGGTGGTGCAGGTTGGTGACGAAACCGATGGGCACGCTATCAGCTTCCACGACTCTGACCCGAACCTAG